AGCAAGAAAATCCAATCAATGGCGACAATGAGAGTGCAATTGACGACGATGAATTTAGTGACCTGAATAATGTTGGCATCCAAGGTGGCGCAGACGGATCATTAGAAGATTTTGAATCCGAAGAAGACCTTGACGGAGAATTTGACGACGAATTGGCTGACGAGGGCGACTCCGCTATTAGCGGTGTCGAAGCCGACGAAGAGGAACCAACACCATGAAAAGTATAGAATTTCTAACAGAAATATATGACGAGAAAGATGACAATTACACAATTGTTGATATTGACCATAAACGGCGTCCAAGGATTACTCTTCGACATTTACAAAAACTGCGCAAAACCCGTAGCATTGAAGACCTCGAACAGAAACAACGTATTGACGACGTAGCATATATTTACGGAAGACCCGACGAAGAATTGTAAAAATCGTTACTTAGTACAATTAGCATGGAATTAAGTCATACTATTTGACTTTTTCCATGCTTTTTTGCGTCTTTTAACAATGTAAAGTGCTTTGTAGGTAAATACCATTGAAGTAATGTAGAACAAACACCTCACGACGAGGTATTAGGAGTGTGAAAATGAAAAAATCAAAACTCGAAAAAGTGCTAGAGTACATGGTAAATGGCGAGAGTGATCTTGCTAGCGAAATGTTACATGAGCATATTATCGAATCAGCGCGTGAAATTTACGCAGATTTAGCTGAAGAAGACGACGCAGCAGAAGCCGATCTTGAGCTTGACGAAGATGCAGACGAAGACCTAGACGAAGGTTATTTTGATGACAATAAGTCTGGCGATTTTGAAGACGACATTGAGTCAATGGAAGACGAAGTTGAAACTGAAGAATATTTCGGCGAAGACGACGACGACATGGACGACGACATGGACGATCTCGAAGGTGAGATGGACATGGGCATGGATGACGAAATGGGCGACATGGACGACATGGACGATATGGATATGGACGACGAAATGGGTGATGCTGTACCAGCAGTAGCCGATATCGAAGACTCGTTTGTCAACGTTGATGACGCAATCGAAGAACTTAAAGCAATATTTGCTAACGTGATGGGTGACGATCTAGGCAACAGCATGGACGACAACATGAACGACGAAGTTGCTGATACGTTCGGTGGCGACGGCGACCTTAATCTTGACTCCCCAGATGAATACGAAGACGACGAAGAAGAAGACGACTTCGAAGAGTCATTCGCTATGGAAGATGCAAAGCTCAATAAAGTAGCTGTTAAAAAAGCGGCAGACACAGGTGATAAAACGTCCCCTATCCGCCAAAATCAGCCTGCAATCGGCAAAGGCGGCAAGGCAGTTAATTTTGCTGGCGGCGGCGACGAAAAAGGTGGCAAAGGCGACTCAGCTAAGAAAATGAGCGTAACTGGACCACAAGAGCAAAAAGGCAAGATGGACAAAAAAGTGGCAACACCGTCCAACAAGTCTGAAAAAGCTAAATCGAATATTGGTAGCTAAAGGACAAATTGATTATGTTTACCCCACTTAGAGAAGTTATTACGCCTAGTGCAGCTCATATTACAACCGAAAGCCGTGATAACGGTCAAGGCGGTAAAGACCTGTACATGCATGGCATCTTCATCCAAGGTGACAAACGCAATCAAAATGAACGTGTATACCCTGTTAATGAAATCACTAGTGCCGTAAAGTCACTACGTGAAAAGATTAACAGTGGTTTTTCGGTCCTTGGTGAGGCAGATCATCCAGATGATTTGAACATCAATATCGACCGTGTTTCTCATGCAATTGTCGAAATGGACATGCAAGGGAATGACGGCATCGGTAAACTAAAAATGTTACCCACTCCAATGGGTAACATCTGTAAAACACTACTGGAAAGTGGTGTAAAACTCGGCGTCAGTTCACGTGGTTCTGGCAATGTTGATGGATCAGGAAATGTATCTGATTTTGAAATTGTTACAGTTGATATCGTAGCAAACCCAAGCGCACCGGATGCGTATCCGGACCCAATTTACGAACAGATTATGAATCATCGTAGAGGCGGCACTTTTTGGGACGTGGCAGAAAGCGTAAACCATGACTACAAAGCACAAAAATATCTCAAAGAAGAGATGAAACGATTTATCCAAGACCTAGGGAGAAGATAAACATGCCTAAGTCATTTAATGAAATTCTCGGCAGCAACGTTCTTAATGAAGAACTACAATCAGAGCTAAATGAAGCGTTCGAAACCCGCATTGCGGAAGAGCGTGAAACTTTGACAGCAAACTTGCGTGAAGAATTTGCGTCTCGTTATGAAAATGACAAGACACAGATTGTTGAAGCAATGGATGCTATGTTGACAGAAGCCATCAAAACAGAACTCGAAGAGTTCTCAGAAGACAAAGCAAATGTAGCAAAGGATCGCGTTCGTTATAAGAAAGCGGTTAAAGAACATGCTAAAATGCTTGAAGGTTTCCTAAACGAAGTTCTTGCAAAAGAAATTCGTGAATTGCGCGAAGACCGCAAATCACAAAAAGCTAATTTTGGTAAGCTAGAAGAATTCGTTCTTAAACAGCTATCAACCGAATTAAATGAATTCCACGACGACAAACGTTCTCTTGCAGAACAAAAAGTTAAAATGGTACGCGAAGGTCACAAAGTTATTGAAACTGCAAAACGCAGCTTCATTAAACAAGGTGCAGCCAAACTCGGAACTATGGTTGAAAGTGTTATGCGCAAGGAACTTAGTTCTTTACGTGAAGACATTCAAACAGCCAAAGAAAACGATTTTGGTCGCAAAATCTTTGAAACATTCGCAAGTGAGTTTATGACAAGCACCTTGAGCGAAAGCACACAGGCCGCTAAACTTGCTAAACAAATCATGGGTCTTAAGCAGACCGTTGCTGAGTCTAACGAAGCAATTACTGCCAAAGATCAAGCTCTTAAAGAAGCACATCGCAAAGTTCGAGTCACTAATGACTTGAGTGAGCGTAAAGCCATTATGAGCGAAATGCTTGGTCCACTAAACAAAGGCCAGAAAGAACTAATGGGAACTCTACTTGAGTCTGTTAAAACTGCACAGTTAAAACAGTCTTATAAAAAGTACCTTCCAAGCGTTCTTTCCGAAGAAGCTGATGTGAAAGCACAAGTAACTAAAAAAGCCAACCTTACTGAAACTCGTAAACACGAAGTAAACGGTGACAAGGTCAATAAGAGCGCCCAACCAGACGTTGGCGGCTCCGCTGATATTATTGAATTAAAGAAATTAGCAGGATTAAGCTAAAAAGGAAAAGACAAATGACAAACGTACTATTTGAAAATTGGGCAGCGACTAAGGTTGCATTGACCGACGGTTTGACCGGAAATAAAAAAGCAGTAATGGAAACCATTCTTGAGAACACTAAGCGTGGCTTGACAGAATCTGCATCAATCGGTGGCACATCCGCTGGTAACATCGCAACACTTAACAAAGTGATTTTGCCTGTTATCCGTCGTGTTATGCCAACAGTGATTGCTAACGAACTTGTTGGTGTACAGCCAATGACAGGACCAGTCGGTCAAATTCACACACTACGTGTGCGTTATGCCGAAACTGCTGCTGGCGCAATCGCTGGTGACGAAGCATTGAGTCCTTTTGCAATTGCAAACGGTTACTCAGGTAACGCAACGACTGAACGTGCAGAAGCTACTTCCGCACTTGAAGGTCAAGCTGGTCGTAAGCTAAACATCCAAGTCCTTAAGCAGACTGTTGAAGCTAAGACACGTAAGCTCAGCGCACGTTGGACTTTCGAAGCAGCACAAGACGCGCAGTCAATGCACGGTCTTGACGTTGAAGCAGAAATCATGGCAGCACTAGCTCAAGAGATTACTGCTGAAATCGACCAAGAAGTCATCGCTTCATTGTTCTCATTGGCTGGTACAGCTACGGGCACATACGATCAGGCTGGTGTTTCTGGTACAGCTACTTTTGTTGGTGACGAACATGCGGCACTTGCCGTTCTAATCAACAAAGCATCTAACGACATTGCATCGCGCACACGTCGTGGTGCTGGTAACTGGATGGTAATTTCACCAACTGTTCTTACTGTTCTACAGGCAGCTACAACTTCTGCGTTTGCTCGCACAACCGAAGGCGCTTTCGAAGCACCTACCAACACCAAGTTCGTTGGTACTCTAAACGGTTCTATGCGTGTTTATGTTAACCAGTATGCTTCAAACGATGATATCCTCATTGGTTATAAGGGTTCAAACGAGACTGATGCGGCTGCATTCTATTGCCCATACATCCCGTTGATGAGTTCCGGCACAGTGCTTGATCCTAACACATTCGAACCAGTTGTTAGCTTCATGACACGTTACGGTTATGTAGAACTTAGCAACCAAGCTTCATCGCTCGGTAACGCGGCAGACTACCTAAACAAGATTGCTGTTACAAGCGCTAACCTAAGCTTCACATAATACGTGAAACTATAAGGAAAGAAATATGAGATCAGGCGGGCAATTTGCCCGCCTTTTCTTTTACATTGACATGTTTTCATACACATATTGGATAAATATATTTAAGTCAATAGGAAACTAGTAGCCAATGCCGATTAATTTAAATCATAATAAAAACACCATAATAACGGACGACGGATTAATTAATTTTGATATGACGGGGGCTATCAATGTGCCAATTGGCACGACAGATCAGCGGCCTGACTCGCCAAATAATGGTTACTTGCGGTATAATAGTACGTTGGCAAAATTTGAAGGATTTACGAATGTTTGGGGCGAGATTGGTAGTTCTGCTTCAACAAATCTTGGATACATCTCCGCAGCGAGTATTGGCACGGTTACTTCCTCAGGCGGCACAAACGCAACACTGCCAGCAGCAACAACGTCACTTGCGGGATTGTTGGCAGGTGCAGACAAAGCCAAATTAGACGGAATTGAAACAAGCGCAACAGCAGATCAAACAGCAGGCGAAATAGAAGCAATTGTCAATCACGGCAACCTAATTGGTTTTGTTGCTAACGAGCATATTGATTGGTCATTAACAAATGCAGCAGATATACATCCAGACAATTATACCAATACAAAT